GAGTACCATGTAGATTTTCAAGTAAAAAGAAATCGTAAAACTGAAATATTAGACCAATTGCCGAAAAATAAAATTTCAACTGCGAAAGTAGACAGTACATTTTCATATAGCTCAGGTGGTAAATTCGATTCAACGAAAGGTATTGGACGAACTTCATCAAATAGCTACTCCAAAACGATTAGTTATAATCAGCAAAATTATGACACAATTGCCAGCGGTAAAAATAATAACTGGCATGTACACTGGTCAGTTATTGCGAATGACTTGAAGTATGGTGGAGAAGTGAAAAATAGAAATGATGAATTATTATTCTATAGAAATACGAGAATTGCTACTGTAGAAAACCCTGAACTAAGCTTTGCTTCAAAATATAGATACCCAGCATTAGTAAGAAGTGGCTTTAATCCAGAATTTTTAACTTATTTATCTAATGAAAAGTCAAATGAGAAAACGCAATTTGAAGTAACATACACACGAAATCAAGATATTTTGAAAAACAGACCTGGAATACATTATGCACCTCCAATTTTAGAAAAAAATAAAGATGGTCAAAGGTTAATTGTCACTTATGAAGTTGATTGGAAAAATAAAACAGTTAAAGTCGTTGATAAATATTCTGATGACAATAAACCTTATAAAGAAGGATAATATTGAAAGGGCGGATTACTAATGATTAAACAATTATACAAAAACATCACAATTTGTAGTTTAGCAATATCTACTGCATTAACTGTATTTCCGGCAACTTCTTATGCAAAAATTAATTCTGAAATTAAAGCTGTTTCTGAGAAGAATCTTGATGGTGATACTAAAATGTATACACGTACAGCTACAACAAGTGATAGTCAAAAAAATATTACTCAAAGCTTACAATTTAATTTCTTAACTGAACCTAATTATGATAAAGAAACAGTATTTATTAAAGCAAAAGGTACAATTGGTAGTGGTTTGAGAATTTTAGACCCAAATGGTTATTGGAATAGTACATTAAGATGGCCTGGATCTTATTCAGTTTCAATTCAAAATGTTGATGACAACAACAATACAAATGTGACTGACTTTGCACCAAAAAATCAGGATGAATCAAGAGAAGTTAAATATACGTATGGTTATAAAACAGGTGGAGATTTTTCGATTAATCGTGGAGGCTTAACTGGAAATATTACAAAAGAGAGTAATTATTCAGAGACGATTAGTTATCAACAACCATCATATCGTACATTACTTGATCAATCTACGTCACATAAAGGTGTAGGTTGGAAAGTAGAAGCACATTTGATAAATAATATGGGACATGACCATACGAGACAATTAACTAATGATAGTGATAATAGAACTAAAAGTGAAATCTTTTCTTTAACACGAAATGGAAATTTATGGGCGAAAGATAATTTCACACCTAAAGACAAAATGCCTGTAACTGTGTCTGAAGGGTTTAATCCAGAATTTTTAGCTGTTATGTCACATGATAAAAAAGACAAAGGTAAATCACAATTTGTTGTTCATTATAAAAGATCAATGGATGAGTTTAAAATAGATTGGAATCGCCATGGTTTCTGGGGCTATTGGTCTGGTGAAAACCATGTAGATAAAAAAGAAGAAAAATTATCAGCATTATATGAAGTTGATTGGAAGACACATGATGTGAAGTTTGTAAAAGTACTTAATGATAATGAAAAGAAATAAGTAATAAAAGTTGCCTGCTACATAGAATGTAGTAGGTAACTTTTATTTATATTTGAGTAGATAGATTTATTATGATGTGCAGTGTATGAATCTTGTTTGAGTGTAGAGTAAAGACTTGTATTAATGAAAAATTAAAGTTGTTAAGATGATTTTATTAAAATGTAAGTCAATTCAAATTTTAACAATATAACTCGCTTCGTCCTTTTAGAACGAAGCGAGTTATTAGTTAGTTGAGCACTATTTACTATAGGCTTTGATTGGGTAATGATCTGAAAAATCATTGTAAACGTAGTAATATGGGAACGCATATACATCCCATGGCTTAGGTTTTTCAGTCACAACTTCATTGACTAATTGTTTTGGTTGTTTATGATCTTTATCTGTAAATATATAGTCTAAATGTTCTGGTTTACCATTAGGGTAATTATATTTCGCAATTGAATTTGATTGAGGGTCCCATGTGCTATTATGACCTGCATATAGAACATCATTTACATTCAAGTTTTTAAGCATATCTTTGAACTCTGGAGTGCCTTTATTAACATTAAGGTCGCCACCTATATATACCGTTTCATCTTTAGGGATATTTTTCTTTTTAACAAAGTCACTGATTTCTTTCATTTGTTCAGCTCTAATTTTTCGATCATGTCCAGCACCACAACGTGAATCTTCAGATTGTGTATGTGTACCGATAACGTGAATGTTCTTACCATTTTTCTCTATTTTTGTATAAACAAAGCCTTTGTTGCTATCATTATCGAATCCACAACCGCTTTTGAAAACATGCTGGATTTTTTCTTTAATAGGATATTTACTTACAATCGCTACGCCACCATCTTCAGCAACAGTTGATGAGTAGCTACCTTCAGTTTTGTCCCAACCTGATTGAGAACGACCGAGTACAGGTGTTTGGTAAGGATATTCTTTTTTCACATTACTTAATAATTTGTCTGATGCACCATTATCAAATGCTTCATTGAATATTACGACATCATTATTTTTAATATAAGAAGATTGTCCGATTAAATCAGCGCGTTTATATTGTCCCCAGTTTGGATACATAGAAACCTTGTAACAACAGTATTTATTGGGTTTGGAGTCCCTAATGGGTCCCTAAATTACATACTTTCTAAAATTTTAGTTGTTTTTTTGTCCTCTTCATTAAATTTTTCTTCTAACAAATGAGAATACACGGATGTAGTTATTGCTATATTTTTATGACCTAATCTTTTAGAAATGTAATGTATAGATACACCTTTTGCTAGTAAATAAGAACAATGAGTGTGTCTTAATGCGTGCGATGTAATAATTGGTATATTATTGACTCTACAGGCTGATTTCAAAGCATTATTGATAGCCTGAAGGTTAATTATAGATCCGGCTTCTTTGAAAATGTAACCATCATAGCTAATTGCAAATGTACTTATGACGTCCATAATGTGTTTCATATCAGATTTAGCGATACTGATATATCTAGGGGAAGTATCGGTTTTTCGCTCGTCAATAAATATAGTGTTTTTCACTTGGTTGATATGCTCAATCTTTATATTTCTTGCACCACTGACACGACAACCCGTACAAATCATTATGAATAGCGCTAATGATGAACGAGTTCTCTTCTTTCTGACGTGATCTTTTAGTATTTCATATTCAGTTACCGAGATGAATTTTTCTTGTTCTGACTTCGTAGGTTTTCCGGCTTTATAATTAACTTTATAAGCGGGGTTTTTAAAAATAAGTCCATCATATAATGCGTCATCTAAAGCTGACCGAATAGCACCATTTGTTTTTCTTATAGTTTCTTTTGCGTGTTCTTTTGAATGGTCGTTTATGAATTTCTGATAAACTTGTCTATTTATCTTTGATAACTCCATTTTACCTATTTTATGTTTTTGTATATGTTGTAATGCATTTCTATAATGACGGTAGGTATTTTCTTTAACAACAGGTTGTTTATACGTTTTAATCCAATTTTCGAAGTATTCTTCAAGAGTTATATAGTTATCTATATTAAAACCACTTCTTAACTCATTTAACTTGTCTAGTCCAGCAGAATTAGCTTCACGCTTTGTTCTAAAACCTTTCTTACGGTATCTTTTTCCTTCATGCTTAAACTCATATTGCCATTTTTTACCATCGTAACAACGTGTTTTCATGTGTTCCCTCCTCAAAATTGGCAAAAAATAATAAGGGTAGGCGAGCTACCCGAAATTTCGCATTATAGATAGGTTAGTGACAAAATACATTTTTCGTCTAGATTAACCGTGCCTCTTAGATTATTAATATTTTCGTTTAGATGTTTTTCAGAAACTTTAGCAACTTCATAATCGTTCATGTAAAGTGTTTGGTTTTTTATTGTATAATTAAGTAATTCATAATCTTTGTATACTTCTTTTACTTTATCTATATCAACATTTTCAAGAACAAGTTTTTTTATGTTATTATAATTAAAGTTTTCCATTGTTTTCCTCCTATAATAGCTTATCTGCAATCATCACAGCTAATAAATCGTTTTGTCTTATTGCTTCTAATTTTAAGTTGAATATTTGTGTGACATATTTATCTGAGTCTCTAGGTACTTTATTAATTGTTTTAGAAAAGTTGTTTAACCATTCGATTTTATCTTCATATTTCATTTTACTATTTGCAAAATTCTTTTTCTGACCGTGTCTTAAAAGTCTAGTTGTATACTTCCCGGCAAGTTGGTGTCTTTTTTCTTGGTTTTTATAAATTGGACTTTTATAAATAGCTTTATAAATTTCGTTTATAGTAGCAAAATATTGATTTCCTGTACTTTTATTTACTGACAAATGATTGCTAGACTCGAAATCGTTGACTACAATATAGTATTCATAGTCGGTTTTTATCGAGTAATTTTTCGAATTCATCAAAAATTCTATAGTAAATAATTGGTCTTCAGCAGTTTTAGAGAATGTTTTGAATTTTATCTTGTTTTTATCTATAACACTTTTTTTAAACATTTTTAGTACTGATAAAGCATAAAAAATACTATTATCAATAATATCAGCTTTCGCTACATTTCCTTTCTCAAATATAGCTTTAGGAACACTTCTTCCTTTACCTTCAACTCCATATTTTCCAATTATTAAATCGCTATTATTTTCTTTGCCGTAATTATATAAATCTTCTAGTGCTCTTTCGTGAAGTAAATCATCAGAATCTAAAAAGAATACATATTCAGCTTTGCTCATTTTTAAGCCTGTATTTCTAGGTACGCTAGCATTTCCACTATTCTTTTTTAATTGTTTAAAACGAACTAATCCTTTATATTTTTTTATAACATTCAAAGTCTCACCATTGTCATTTGAATGATCATCAATAATAATTAATTCGTAATCAGTACTCTTCATTGTTTGATTTAATACAGAACTAATGGTTCTATGTAATTTTTCGCCGTTATTGAATGTTGGCATTATAACACTTACTTTTTTCATTTTCATTTCTCCTTTGCTTACTTTATATATTAAAGCGCCACATAGGCGCTATTAATCAATACGTTTTCACACTAGTAGGCGTTTTTTGTTTAGTAAAATCATAATGAATCTTCTTTGGTTAACTTATCGCCATCTAATTTTTGTGAAATAAATTCCAAGTATTTACGCGCATTATGTGACGATAAATCTTTAGGTAACTCATAAGTGAATGGTTGATTACCACTAGTTAAAACTTCATATACTATAGTTTCTTTTTTTATTTTGCAATTTTTTATTTTCATTATAAACTTCCTTTCAAACACTGCTGAAATAGACGTCTTTTTCAAATAAGCATGATTAATACTTCAATTCTTTAATCCACATATATTTAAAAGTGAGGTAGTAGGTAATAAATATAAGACTTAAAGTTAAGATTGCTTTTTTCATGTTTCATAATTAAAACCTCTGTAAATTTAAGGTTAGTATTATGAAATAATGGATTGGTTTATTCTTTAGTACTAACTTCGTAGTAAATTATATAGTTCGCTAAATTGTATTTATCTACTATATTTTTGGAATAAACAATTTCCTTTTCTTTCTTCAGTAAATTATAAAAATCTACATCATTTTCGTTAGCTGATTCTATTTTGGTGATATCAGATTGTCTAACGATTCTTTTAGATCTGTCAAGGTATATAAATTTCCCTGATTTAGAATTAGTCTTTTTATTCACACCGACGTAAATTGAAAGTAATATACTTTTTCCAAAAACAGCATCGCTGTGATTATGGTTTTCATCTTCTATAACTAAGAATACATGTTTTTTTGTAAAAATTTTTTTGATCATCGTTATTATTCCTTTATTAAATTTATTAAGTCTTCTTCATTTAAAAATTGAATTTTTGCACCATTTCCAACATATTCTCGAGCTTTTCGTTGTTTTGAAACTAGTCCGTTCACATCTTTATATTTATCATCTTGAACACCTTCGACTAAAATATCTGTTTTTGCAGTTACGTCACTTCTGATATAAGCTCCTTTCTTTCTAGTTAATATCATTAAATCTTGTTTTTCAGTGTCAAAATTACCTGTAAAAACAACATTTTTATCTTTTAAAATAGGGATTACACTTTCCACTTCTATTTTATTAATCTCAGATATTTTCATATGAATTTTTTGAAATCCTGAATCGAAAAGTTTAGTTGGAGAGTTAGAATATTTGCTAAATCTAATGTATTGCTTAGGCATATAATGTATTAATTTTAATACACTATAATGCTGATTGTTTTTAGCGAGTGATATCAACATCTTCGATAAAGCTAGCACGTCAAATTTAGCAGAATGTAATTTTTCTTTATCGATATCATATAAGCTACACAAATTTTCTAATTTAAAACTAGAGATTGCGTGGAAGCTTCTAAAGATATTTATACTATCGACATACATGAAGTTTGGAACAGGTAAGTCATAATAATTATTAGTATTTTTTAATACTGAAATATCAAAAAGTGCATTATGAGCAATAATTAAATGTGATTCTTTTAAAAGATAGAGAATTTCTTGGTAAATATCTGGATATTTAGGTGCTTTTAATATGACATCTTCAGGTATTTTATGTATTTTAGCGTTTTTCAAGTTATATCTATTATTAGGAGGATTAATATAAGATGAATAAACTTTTACTATTGATAAATCCTTAATTAAAGATACAGCAACTTCGCAAGGGCTGTTCATATGTTCATTCATAGTTTCAAAGTCTAAGACTGCAATATCATATTTTTTCATTTGCAAGTGCTCCTTTTATAAAATAACTTTTCCAATTAACCTCACACTTTCATTTCTATAAAAGTGTAGATCGTCGTAATCTTTATTTAGTGAAACTAGAGTCAATCTATCATCTTCAACAAAGACTTTCTTAACATACGCTTCTTCTTCAATGATGAATATACCAATTTGTCCATTCTTTATATTGTGAGTTTTCTCCACAAATATGATTTCGCCATCTTTAAACATAGGTTCCATAGAATCACCATTTACTTTTAACGCTAAATCGTGTGTGGGGATAGGTCCTTTAACCATTTCAGTAAATAGCGTTTCATCGTGTAAACGTTCTCCTACACCAGCAGAGACGCAACCATTGACGTTAACTGGAGTTTTCTCCTGTTTATATGAATTAATATCTACAACGTTATCTCCTTTAGAATTCTGTTCTTCCAATTGTTCATTTGCATAGTTAAGTACGTTTTCTTGGCGGGGAGGTGTGAGTTTGTTGTATATGGAAGTGATGTCGTTATCGTCTTTGTATGTAGTATCTATGTCGCTTTTACCAACCTCGAAAACATCAGCTATCCTTTGTATAACGCCGTGAGAGGGGTTGGAACGTAAATTTAAATAATCGCTTAAAGTAGATGGTTTTATGTTAATGAGTTCAGCAAGTTTCTTTTGAGACATATTTGAATCGTTGAGAAATTTTCTAATGTTTTTGGCTATAATAATATTTCTTTCTTTGTTCATATTACTTACCTCCTTTTTTTCTTATTATACGAAATTTTCATATCATAGTAAAGTTTTTTACGAAAAAAACGTATTTAATGTTGACAATACGAAAATTTCGTATTATATTAGGTTTACGAAAGGCGGTGACAACATGAAAACATTAAAAGAGTTGAGGACTGATTACGGATTGACTCAAAAAGAGTTAGGAGATTTATTTAAGGTCTCATCACGTACAATTCAAAATATGGAAAAAGACTCTACAAACATTAAAGATAGTTTACTTTCTAAGTATATGAGTGCTTTTAATGTTAAATATGATGATATTTTTTTAGGTAATGAATACGAAAATTTCGTATTTACGAACGATAAAAAGAAATCAATTATTTTAGCATTTAAAGAAAAACAAACATCTTAATAGGAGGAATAACAAATGAACATTCAAGAAGCAACGAAGCTAGCGATGGAGAAAGGAATAAGTATAAGGAGAGAGAATCAAGATGTGTATGGGATATTACCAACTAATTTGCAGCGTTATCAATGCCTAGTCGTATCTAGACACTATAAGAAAAAAAGACAAACCGCCGCCGGAAGGTGGCAGCCTAGCGCAGACGATTTAATAGCAGATGATTGGATTTTAGATTATTAATTTTTTCAAATCTCTAATTAAACCCATAAGTGTTTTGTAATCTTTTTTGGATTCTGATTCTGAGTAGGCGATACCTTCTCGAGAAAGAGCCATCTCAAGAAAACCGCCATCTTCAGCAGAAGCAATTACAAAATCTCTATGCTTTAATTCAAGAACTGCATCGATATAGTCTTCAAAATTAAAACCTAAAAAGAAAGCGTTAAATGAGGATTCATCACTACCGAAATAAGATGCAGAATGTTTAGACATACCTTCGTCAATTCTACCAAGGTAAATTGAATAAAGTTGTAAAAGGACAAATTTAGCTTCATCAGTCATAAGTCATTCACCTCCTTAATAGGAGTATAGCAGAAAGGAGCACAAACAATATGCAAGCATTACAAACAAAATCGAACATAGGCGAAATGTTCAACATACAAGAAAAAGAAAATGGAGAAATCGCAATCAGCGGTCGAGAACTTCATCAAGCATTAGAGGTTAAGACTCCATACAAAAAATGGTTTGAAAGAATGAGTGATTACGGATTTGAAGAAAATATCGATTATATAGTCACGGACATTTTTGTCCATAACCCACTAGGAGGTCGTCAGAATCAAACTGACCACGCACTCACACTAGACACTGCAAAAGAGATTGCAATGATTCAACGTAGTGAACCTGGCAAACGTGCAAGACAATACTTCATCCAAGTTGAAAAAGCATGGAATAGCCCAGAAATGATTATGCAACGTGCTTTAAAAATTGCTAACAACACAATCAATCAATTAGAAACAAAGATTGAACGTGATAAACCAAAAATTGTATTTGCAGATGCAGTAGCTACTACTAAGACATCAATTTTAGTTGGAGAGTTAGCAAAGATCATTAAACAAAACGGTATAAACATCGGGCAACGCAGATTGTTTGAGTGGTTACGTCAAAACGGATTCCTTATTAAACGCAAGGGTGTGGATTATAACATGCCTACACAGTATTCAATGGAACGTGAGTTATTCGAAATTAAAGAAACATCAATCACACATTCGGACGGTCACACATCAATTAGTAAGACGCCAAAAGTAACAGGCAAAGGACAACAATACTTTGTTAATAAGTTTTTAGGAGAAAAACAAACATCTTAATAGGAGGAACGAACAATGCAAGCTCAAAACAAAAAAGTCATCTATTACTACTATGACGAAGAATGTAATAGACGACCCGTTAATATTCAATACAACGATGGCTACGACTTAATGATAGACCAGCGTTTTATTGAAATGACGCTTGAAAGACATCCGCATTTAAAAAATAACTTTTATGGATTAATAGATGGAAAAGAATTTAAGTTAGATTAAATTTTTGTGTTAGATAATTAAAAGCTAATTTGCTTAGCAATGTTACGGACATACTAGTGGTTTTGTTTGCGACTTTTTTAACTTCTTTCCAAGTGTGATTGTCTCGGATATTATCTAAAAATTCATGCCCTGACCAAGTTATATCGTTAATTGTATAACCATAAATATGTCCATCTTCCCAACCGAATTTAACACTAACATACTTTGCTTCTTCCAGTTTTAATAATGCATACATTACAGTTTCAAAATCATATTTTCCAAATACAACATTATCTTTGAAATTGTATTCGGTGAGCGGTTCACCAATCTTTTTATTAGTTTCAATTTCTAACAAAAGATGTCTAACACAATCATGATCTAATTTCATACTTATCACTACCTTAGGTTGATAACAACATTATACACGAAAGGAAAGATAGAAATGCCACATATTTTAAACGTAACAGTTCCAATACCTGAAACACACGTGCTTATCACAAAAGATGAATATGAAGAGTTAATAGCTTACTCATTAGACCCTGTATGGAACATGAGCGACTTAAAGAAGAAATTAAAAATTGCATCTGATGAAACAATCAAAGACAGGTTATTATTTCACCCTAGACTCGAAAAAGAGTTAAGAGCACAAGGTATCGTACATTATCCTGATGAGAATTTTAATCGTTGGAGGTTTAACGCAAGAAGGATGCATAAGTTTGTAGATGAACATTTTAATGAGATTTACAAAGGAGGGCACAACAAATGAGTAAAACTTATAAAAGCTACCTAGTAGCAGTACTATGCTTCACAGTCTTAGCGATTGTACTTATGCCGTTTCTATACTTCACTACAGCATGGTCAATTGCAGGATTCGCAAGTATCGCAACATTCATATTCTATAAGGAATACTTTTATGAAGAATAAAAAAACTGCTACTTGCGCCAACAAGTAACAGTAACAAACATTTAAGAAATAAAATTCAAGTTAAATATAAAACGAAAAACGGAGGAAGTCAACCATGACTAAAAATTATAAAGACATGACGCAGGAAGAAATAAAAGACTTATTATCTGAAAAAACGGCAGAATTGTATGAATTAGCGAAAGAAATTAAGGGAGAAAGTAAATTTGATATTTTGCTTTTCTCAT